AGATCCTAAAAGAATTCTGCAATTCTGCAACCTCCTCTTCTGTCCAATTATTAGTAACTAAATAAACAGCGTGCCTACAGTTATAACCCCCACCATAATCCCATGCAGTTCCCACTTGTCCATTTGGTAAAGTTCTCCAAACACTTTCAAGTTTAATCTTACCTATATTTTCACGACAAAAAGGACGAGTAACTCCATCGTTTGGTCCTGCATAAATATATCTTTTACCACCTTCTTTAATAGTTCTATAGAAATTTTGCCTATTAGTTCTATAAATAACTGATTGTGTAGTCTTTAGTCTTGTATCGATATGAGATAAAGGTGCTTTCAACTGATTTTGAATTAAGTCAATCAACCCTTGATTATCTGTTATATTGCTAAACTGTGCCATCCTTACAAGGCCGATTGCATCATTCTTTGTTACATTCATCGCATCTAATATATTTAATTCATTTTTCATAAAAGTATCATATTGACTTAATTGATATTCTATAGAAGAAATATTAAAATCAGAGCCTGGATATATCTTTTTTAAAGAATCAATATCTGTTTTATATATCTTAAAGAATTTCTTCAGCATTGCATCTTTACTTTTATAAAGCCTTTCTTGGTTATCCTTCCAAAACTCAGCACGATATAATTTTTCTGTAACTGATAAAGGTGTATCAGTATTAAGCAATGCACTTTTAATATCTTTCAATATCAATGTTTCCATTTGGTCAACAATAGCTTTTAGCATGCTATCCATTTCTGAATAATTTATTAATGCTTGTTTATTATATATTATTAATGCCTTTGCTTTATTCAAGATTATTCCCCTTTTAATTCAACTTCAAATTTATAACCCTTCTTGACATTTTGGGCCTCAAAGATATTAGCAAAAGGTAGAATGCCTGTGTGCAACTCCTTATGACCTTCAACCTTATATCTAACTCTAACTTTATGCTTTCCATCTTCATCATAAGGCCTACACATTACTTGTCTTACAGTTGCAGTTACAAACTCATTATTAGATAAAATATCAATCATCTTATCTTTATTACTCTGTTTCTTCTTCTGTAGTTTGTCCAATTTCACTATTTTCTCCATCTACTCCTCCAGCTCTTTCATTTAATATTTCAGCTTGCCTTGCTCTTGCTTCTTCTTCTGTTATATTTTCTATTTCTGCAATTTGTTGAATCTTTGTTATAGTTCCTTTCTCATATCTATTATTAATATTAAATTGCCTTTTCTCTTCTGCTGTTTCCTTATCTAATTCAGTTAATCCCATGTCTAAATCATTATAAATAACTTCACTAGTTTCATTAACTACACCTAGAGCAATTAAAAGTTCTTGATCTCTTCTTTCAAACTCTCTAAAATCAACAATAGTTTCATTTCTTACATCAATTATATTTTCCATCTGTAAACGTCTTGATGCTCCGCTTTCAATCTTTACTTCACCATATAGACCGTTCACATTTGCGCCTAATGAGTGAGCTAATCTTGATAAACCCTTAGTTATAATATCAGTCCATTCTTGCTGAGTTTTACCATCTCCTAAATTTAATGAGCTTAAAGCCTGTTCATTATTTCCACCTTCAGAAGGTGGTATATTAGGATATTCCATCATCCCAAAACCTTTTATAATTTTAGCCCAATCAGCTTCAGACATATTATTTTGACCATATATCATATTCGCAAAGTTTCTCTCAGCTACTATTTCACCATAAGCAGTTCCAGCACTTACAACATTTTCGTATTCAGGAATAACAGATAATTGAGGCATCGCTATATCTTTACCTATTAGAGTAAAAGGTAAGATATTATAGTCTGCTATTTCTTTCCAATCTGTATTTCTTCTTGTAGTTCCTTCACTATAACCTTTTGCATTAACTTCTTGTTGACCTGTTAAAATAGGTAGAGATTGCCAGTCTTGAGCAGTGCATTCATAAACCTTTCCATCAATCCACTGTGAGAAATAAAACCATTTGTCAGAAGATGATGCGCCTGTTGATTTTAGAAATTCACCTGTCTTGACAATAACGCTTTGCTTTTTACCATCATCTCCATAAAGCACGATATACATTGAAGCCTGCAAAGCCTTGAAATAAGCTTCACCATCGATTATATATGTCCATTGCATAGCTTGTCTATTTAACTTCTTATATGCCTCTAGCTCAGCTAAAGATGATATTCTTCTTTCTACCCATTCGCTTTCATCCCAATCAGTATAGTTAACACCTTTTTTATAAATATTAGCTGAATTTCTTATAAAATCCATTGTAGTATTTTCAACTAAAGGAGTAATATAATCTTTATTCTTACTATACTTTTTAGAGATATAAGCAAGAATATCTGAAATATGAGAACCCTTTAGATATCTATAATCCTTTTCAAAAATAGTAGGGTCGTAAGGTAAACTTAAATAATCCATTCGTAACTCCTTTAAGCTGTTGACGCTTTATATCTAACACCAGATAATATTTCTTTATTTAATTGAAACAACACCGAAATCATACTTTCAGCAGGATGACTCATTTTTCTTTGCTCTATATCACTATACTTTTCACCATAAATATATGACATAAGCCACCATTTATTTTTATCAGAAACCTTTATCATTAATTCTTCTTCGCCTTGCTCATTATATCTTTTTTCTCTGAATAACTCATTAACTACTAGTAATTGGTCGTCCATATCTCTATTAGAAACAATAACAGTTTTTAGATTTCGACCTCTTAAAAAAGACATCCAGCCTGCACCACTTTTTGAATAAGCTTTTACAGACTGTTCAGCAAATACAGTAAACCATCCATATTTGTTGATTAACTTGTCTAGCCATTCTTTCATGCTTCCTCTTTCAAACACTTCTGTTTCTAGTATATAATAAAATCCATAATTGTCAATTATTATCGGTGTCATTGCAGCAGTACCATGTGAACCTGGATCAAAACCCATTAATATTTCCACATTCTCAAAATCTTCAAGTGTTATATTTTCGATATGATTATTAGTTGCAGAGTAAAAACTCCTGTCTGGAGTACCTGCATTTAAATCTGCTAGTAATTCATGAGCAATAATAACTTCATCATTTAATAGATTATTACTTTCTATCATGAAATAATCACAGTTTCCAGACTTCATCGGGTGGTCTTCATAAGTATTAGTAAATGATAGTAATAATCCATTAGGAACACTTTTATCAAACTCTTGAAATACAGCATCCCATGCCTTAGTATAAGAAACCCCTTTTCTATCTAACTCTTTAAAGTCATCAAAAAGCTTTCTTAATTGTGCCTTTTCAACTTTATATCCACTTTCTATTATTTTTCTGAAACCTGCATCAGTTCCAATTTTCAAAGTTCCTGCGAATATTGTAGTAGTAGTTGCCATTTTTATGGCTTCGACAACATCACCTATCTTTTTTTGTATTCCTGCTTCATCATTGAAACCTCGACCAAAACGACCTTGACGCCCACCATTAACAATATTAGAGCCTTTAATTCCTGTTGAAGAATCAGAGTAAAGCATGAGATACTTATCTTTTAAATCATTTAATGAATATATTGCAGAATCTTCAATACCTGCTCTTGTCCTACCCATGTTAGTTTGAGTTCTATCATCTGTAATATCAACATCTTTTTCAGTTTTGGAAAGAAATATAACCTCAGTTCCTCCATTATGCAACAGCGACATTGTTTCACCTGCTATAATAGAGAATGAAAGACCTACATCTCTTGATTTCCAATAAGCAACTGAATATCTTGTGTATATTTCCCATAAAACAATTTGATACCAAAAAGCAGTAAATCGAACTTTAGGAACAGTGTTTCCTTTTAATGGTCCTATATTTTTTATATACCATTTTTTACCAAACTTTCTTTGATCCACTGCTGAAAAGTTTAAATTAGTAAAGAAAATATAATCTTGCTCAATGTCCATATAATCATGATATTCTTTAGCAAATGTAGGGTTGTTATAATAATCTACTAAAAAAGCTTTCCTTAAATCTTTAACTTTAGGTTGATAAGTTTTCATAAAATGAATCTTTCTTTCATTATAAGAATATATATCACTGAATTCATCTTCTATCTTAAAAGATAATTCATGAAACATCTTAATATAAAATCTTAGGTCATCAGAAATCTTCATTCATTATCCTTTTTGCTATTTCTTCTTTTGTCTTAGTATGTTTAATATCTTCATTTCCAGTAACTTTATCCTCAACCACCTTATCGCTTCTCTTCCAGTTTTTAGGGTCTAGATTAGCAAGTGCAAAGATTATTGCAGTATCTGAAGGGGGGATAAATCTCTTTACTTTCTTAACTGTTTTATACTCCTTGCCATCAACTATTTTTATCTCTTGTGTCACTTCTTCGTACTCAATACCTCTAGCTCTCTCTATAAGCTTATTTTTAACTTCCTCCACTAAATGAGTCTTGCTCTTTTTTATAGTGTCAGAAAAGTCAGTATGTTTTTTAATCCAATTATAAAAAGTTTCTCTGGAAATACCTAAATATTCTATTAACTGCTTATGATTATATCCCTGTACTTCTATCAAGTAAGATATCTTTTTTAAGTCTATATCAATATATTTAGATTTTGCCAAAAACTACTCCTTGTCTACCCATTCGCCTTTATACATACTTATTCCAAGTTCTTTTATTTTAGAGTAGGGTATATTATCTCCAGTATAATTTTTTCTAGCTCTTTTAGTTAAAAAATATATATATCTGTACATGTAGCCATCTAAAACATACCATCCTTCGTGATTGTCATTTAACCATTCCGTGGAACTCGAATAACCAGCCTCCCTGACTTCTTTATTACTTCTTGGGTGAAGTGATGCCTTGGTTAATATTTTACCGTTGGGGAGGGCTATCATACCTGAATTCTTTTTAATTTGACTTAATATAAAGTTAGTCGCTTGATAAATTGTTCCGTGGCCACATTGGGTTCCATCGGCAAAACTTACTATCCATTGAATATGAGGGGCATTTTGTTTAATCCATTTAAAGGCTAGCCCTATCGCTCTGCTTTCTCCAAATCTTGGTAAAGCATCACTAAAAGCCATTCTATTAAGTTCCATCATTCCGTTCCATGAAGAACCTTTGACAATAGGTAGAATTTTACTTTTATCCATTGGCGGGCCGAATTGCATCGCACCCAATAATAAAGACTTGTAATATACCCCAAAATTTAATTGACTATTTTGTACAACTTTTCCACTATAATGATATTTTTTTATAATAGCATCGGCTTTGGTTTTAGTAATGGGTTTAATTGACATTTCCATTGCTTTACCCATTTAAAACCTCATTACTCAGTAACTCGCAAATATAATAAATACCATTGCCATTTCTGTTATCATTAAGGCCCTCAGGATCAATACTGTTATCACTAACTTTTTTTATAGTTTCCATTATAAAGTTAAACTGGGTTTCAGAAACGATTAATGACATTTTTCTTAAAGGGTTTCTGTCCTCATCAGGTAAATCAGGCATAAAATCATCATCATCATCAATCATATCTAAATTATCAAAACTCAATCCTATTTTAGATAAATCAATATCACTATTTTCTAGCTCTATCAATTCCAAACTTAGAAAATCTTTATCAAATCCAGTATTCATTGTTAATTTATTATGTGCAATAATATAAGCCTTCTTCTGATAATCTGTTAAATGCGACAATCTAATAGTAGGAACTTCTTTTAATCCCAGTTTTTGAGCAGCTAAAAGCCTACCATGCCCCTCAATTATTACATTTTTATCATCAATAGCGATAGGATCATTAAATCCAAATTCACTAATGGAGCTTGCAATTTGTGTTATCTGCTCTTGTGGATGCTCTTTTGCATTATTTGCATATGGAATTAATTCATCTATATTTACTTTTTCTATCTTCATGCTCCCCTCATTAATCCATCAACTCTATAATTCCTATAATAAAAGACTCTCTCACTCACTTCTTCCCCCAGTAAACCCTCAAAGCCTTCTCTATTATCACCGCCATACTAAATTTAGTATCCTCACTTTCTCTCTTCAATCGTGCATGACTAGCAGCATTCAACATCAGAGTGAATTTCTTTTTAAGAGTACCTTTTTTTAATCTAGCTAGTTCCATTTAACCTCAAAAAAGGCACTACGAAAATGAAAAGATAAAAAATAGTGCCATCACTATTATTATTTATATATTTTTATTTGTCAAGAAAATTGTGCTACCCGTCGAGAATTATGTTCATTAATACGCTTATTAAGTAACGAGTAGCAAGGTTATATTATTTATTTAGGGTTGATTTGTCAAGTTTAATAAGGGTAGTTAATGGTAATAAAAGAAAGAAATAAGTAAAGAAAGAAAGTTTCTTATATCATCTTGTCAAGTCTTTGTCAATTACCGATACTGTAAAATATATGTTCAAAATTTATGAACACTATTCTTAAAACTTATCATTGATATTGCTTATCTTTAAATATAAAACATGAACATAATAATGCAATGATGATATAAATGTGTTCATAAAGTATACCTACTTTTGATTAATAAGAGCATTGAAATATTCTCTTTTTTCTTTTATTTTTATGAGTTATTTGATTTGTCAAGAATTTTTTTACTTTATCTTAGAAAGACTTAGAATATCTTTCCCATACTTAGAAGCCACCCTCTGAGCGACTTCTAAGTCATAGAATACAAAATACCTTTTTAAGCACATTTTATACTCTACTTTTAACTTCAGAGTAATGAACATTCTCATCTTGTTCATTTCCTCTTTTTTAAATTCAATAAAATACATTAATACCCTCCAATTGCCATTAATAGGTCTTCAGGATAAGAGAATCCCGCATTCCTGATAGCAGAAATGGTGAAACTAACTGATCCTTGATCATATTTCTTGTAATCGTCTATAGCGACTACAAGAAAATTGTCTATTTCAAGCTCTTGATTCTCTTCCATCTGTGTCATCCTTCTCCACATTTGTGGATATTCTTTCTTTAATTCTCTTTTTAATTCTTTTAAATTTCTCATAATTTCTCCTTAAAAAAAGCCCCCGAAGGGGCGGGATAGTATAATATTTCCTTACTTATAGGAGATATTGTTTGTATAGCTTCCATCTTTGTTCTCTGTACCAACTACAGTATAGATACGCCCTGTCTTTTCGTCTAGATAAATAGACGTAGATCCATTGCCATTGTCTCTTAAGTCTTTTATTAGGCAATTTCTTCTTAATTCTTGGATAGTTGTATAAATCATGATATCTCCTTTCATTTTCTAGTGAGAGCCACTCCCTCACTTTCTACACTTAAGTATAACATATAATGTTAGGTTTGTCAAGTACTTTTTTATTTTTTTTGCATTTTTTTTAATTATTTTCTTGATATCTAAAATTTAAAAAGCTAATATTAATAAGGAGGTGCAGATGTTAAAGCTACAAATGCCTAAAAGGGATATTCAAAATCATAAAAAAAAGTTCGGTTCTGCACTTCTTAACCCAAATAAAAAACTATCTAAAGAAGTTAGTAAAGCTATTAAAAAGACTATTGAAAAGGAGGATATCGTGAAATCAAACATCTTAACAACTATTATAACAGTTTTAACCGTTGCGGTTTCCTCTTATGTATTTGTTTTTCAGGTTGGAGGACAATATAAAGATATTAATAATGGAATAGAAACAAACTCTAAACAGCTATCTGAATTAATAGAGATTAATAAAAATAGTGTTAAAAGAGTTTCCGCACTCGAAAGAACAGTTGATAAAGTTGAAATTTATACTAATTTGAACACTGAAAGAATAAAAGATTTGAGAAAATAGTTATCCTTTAAAATTCCACTGAAAACTTAATTGACCCCTTGCATGATAAGCATCTCTTAAAACTTTTATGTCTTCCTTTATGAAATTTATTATTTGTGGTAAGTAATGCCAACCACCCAAGTTGATACCTATATCATAAAAATCTTTTCTTCTTTCTTTTGGTATCGTATACGGTTCAAGTTCCACCTTGTATTTATCCACGCCCATCATTCTTAAGAAATGCTGTACTTCATAATCTTTTTCATGCTCTGAGCCTGCATATTCGATAATGTAAAAAGGCACTTTAATATGTAGAGCTCTTTCATCATGAAAGTTTTTGCTAACAATCTTATCTCTATGCTCTTGTGTTATTTTAAAAGTTAATCCTAGAATTGTCATTTTTTTTATTTCACTTTTCACTTTGCCTCCAATAAAACTATCTGAAACACCCCTCCATAATTGAAAATAAAGAGTCCTTCATCTTCCCTAAAAGTATCTCTTCCCCTCTCTCTAACCCTGCAATAGTACCGTCTACAGCTTTAAAAAGGTTGTTTTGTGGCATTTGCTCATATTTACCTACTAGAATGTTTTTCTGTGAGTAAACTTCTACATACTTTCTACAATCAGACAATTTTGCTTTAAACTTAAATGCTTGATTAGCAAAAATATTATTTACTTTCTTGATTAAGTCCTGCTCCGCATTATCAATCTTGATTTTAAATGCAAGCTCCTTTTCTTCCTTCTGTTTTTCAATCTCTTTTAACTGTGCAATTTTTATCGCCAAATTATCAATTTCTTGTTGATCTCTAAAATACATCTTCATCCTCCTGTTTAGGTTTGGGAAATATTAGCACCCCCTCAACTGCGAGTACTGCAATTTCTTCTAATAAAATTTCTCTATTTTCATAAAAAGGCTTTTCAAAAACTGGTCCTTTTTCATCTGTTATTATCTTTCCTGCTGCATCTTTCTTTTCTACTGCTAATTTAGCCGTAAAATAAAGAATATCATCTTTTATACTAAAATCTAAAACATTAAAAGTCTTAGCTTGTATGTTAATATCTTTATTTTCAAAGATACTCCCTTTTTTCATTACTACTGTAATATTAGTTATCACTCTTCTCTTCATCACTTTCTCCTTTTAATTCACAACTTCTAATTTATTAAAACTCTTTTTTGCTACCTCTAAAGCACTTATTAAAGAGTCAATCCCTTGCTTATTTTTAAACTGTAAAACTAAAGGATTTGAGAATATTTCGGGAATAGATTGATTTTTGTTTTCTATTTTCCTCCCTACAATCCCACCTTCTATTTTATTTAGCGTAACAAAAGCAACTTTATCCTTGTCCAGTTTACCAGTGTTAACATTTATTGCAATATCCCCATTTCCAAATTCTACAACAATTTGTGCGCCTACTTTAATCATCACTTTCTCCTTTCATAATTATTGATCTTATCAACTTCTTTATGCATTAATTCTTTAACTTTAAAGTAAAATTCATCGCTGTTAGGCTTACATCTAAACAAAAGCTCACTATCTTGATAGCATTGAACCTCTTTTATCCACGTTTTCAACCCTTCGCACGCAAAAATATATTCTAATTCATATACTGAATTTTCTATCTTAAGTATAGTTTTGGGACTTTCAACATCTTCAATTCTTGCCATTTTCACTTTCTCCTTAACTATTTAATAATTCATCAAGTTCTTTTATCTTATTTTTATATTCCTCTATACTGATTATTAACGCATTATCATTTTGCTTACTAAGCCTGTTATAGACTTCCTGCAATTTTATTCTATATTTATGATTTTCTTCCTTTCTTTCTAGCTCCTTCTTCTCTAGTTTTAAAATCTCCTCATCCAATTCAAGTCTTTGCAATCCTATTTCTTTCTTTAATTTTTCATAAGAAGCAATGATTTCATCTAGCCCAATTCTAGACTCAGCCACCCCCTTTTCATATCCTACATCAAAAGACTTTTTCAACAATCCTTTTAATTTATCATCCATTTCACTTTCTCCTCTCATAGTTATCAATAGTTTTCATTGCTTCTTCTAGTTCATCTTCTGTTAATTCCTCTATAAAATCAACAATTTTTTGATATCTTTTCTTAGACATTTTTATGTTTATAATTGGATTTTCTCTATTTTTTCTATCTACGACAATATCAATATCTTTCACTTTGCCTCCACTTTTATTAGTTTAGACTTAAGTTATTAAATTGTCAAGATTTTATCTGATTTCTTGCTTATTTTTCTTAGATATGCAAAATAGATTTGAGGTCATTTCACTTGCCTCCTTCAATGCTGGCTCCTTGAGAGCCAGTTTTTACTCATCATCAAACAATCTTGCAGGGTTTTTATAATTAGTTATTAATATCTCTGTTCTTCTATTCTTTAGATTTTGCCTTTCCCCTATTATAATCACGTTCAGTCCTCTCTTTTTTGCTTGCTCAAGTATAAAAGGGTTATCAAATTCAGACATTGCAAATTTACATTTTGTTTCTTCTAAAGTATCAAATAGGCTTGTACTTTGCTCTTTAGTAAAAGAGTTACTATAGTTATCAGCAGTCCCTAAATATGGGGGGTCACAATAAACTAATACATCGCTTTCTTCTCTGACCTGTATACTCTTAAGCATTTTTTTGAAATCACAATTTAAAAATTGTACATCTTTAATTAAATCGAAAGTCTTATTTAAGTACTTATAAATGCCATTTTTAGGGTTTTCAGTGCCGAACTTTATAGAAGTCCCCGCACCCATAAAAGTTAAATTACTTAAAAATAAAAATCTCAATGCCTTCTTAATAGACTCTGTTTCCTCGTTTTTCTTCCAATAATCTAATAAATCAGAGTGTATAGGCATCATGTAAAAAGCCTTTTCTAATTCTTCTTTCTGATTCATAACAACTTGAAACAAATTAAACACATCACTATCTAAATCATTCACAATATTATATTTTGCTTTAGGTTTATTAAAAAACATTCCACCAGCTCCAAAAAATGGTTCAATATATATTTTATGTGGTGGGAAGTGTTTTTGTATTTCCTTTGCTATTTTCTTTTTATTACCTAATCTTCTTAATATCACTTTACCCCCTAAATTTATAATGATTAACATAACTACTTACACCATAATTTGTAGACTCTCCATTATTTTGATAATAATCCTTAATAACATCAGCTCTATTATCTAAGTAATAGAATCTTGTATCAGTAACGTATATCCTTCTCTTGTTAATTGTCATCAACTTCTCATCAAAAGCCATCTTTGTAGCTTTACAAAACCTTCTTATATCCTTCAATAAAGCCTTCGCAACAGTAGTTCCACCCTGAGAGTGCCTCATGCATCCACAGTTTCTTCTATGACTATTAGATTTAAGATTATGAAGATAATAATACTTTATAGATCCACAATCACAAATAGCCTCTACTTTATAACTATTTCTACCCTTATTAACTTCATTTTGCATTATATTTCCTGTTAAAACCAATTTTCCAAAACGTGGTTTACTTTCTATTAATTCTTTAGTTGCTTTTTTCATATTAACACTCCCAATTAAGCCTTTCATAGCTTAAAACAACTTCTTTCGTTGCCCATGTAAAACCCTTTATAAAAACAGGATTATTATAATACACTAAATCCAGCCACACAATAAGCTTATTAGCATCTTTAGGAGATAATCTGCATCTAAAACTATCATTATTAGTTTTCTTAGTTTGCTTAAACAATTCGAAATCACTACCATCTTTTCTTCTATATTCCAATATAAACCATTTATCACTCCAATCCTTAACTACATTCTCAAGTATGATTTCAAGTACATCATCTTTATTTTTCTTCATGTATCTATCTATTATTTTCATATTAACCCCTCTGCTAAATCCTTCAATGACTCAGTAAAATCATCTATCATTTCATTAAGTTTATCTTTTTTATCTGTAACTTCTTTCAGTTTTCTAGCTATAAGTTCAATGGCATCTTCTTCAATATGCTTTTCAATACTTTCCACAAGCTCGAAAAGTGTATCATAAATAGCTTTTAGCCTTACAGGTTCATATTCTACGCCATCAATCAAAAGCTTGATTTCACACTCATCTTTTTCAACAATATCTGTAAAATGTAGAAACTCCGGTGAGTCCATTACTTCTAAATAATCCCAGTCTTTTAATTTTTGTAAATCAGTAAATTTAACTTTCATATCTTCTCCCATAAAACCGTTGTAAACTTGCCCCAGTCACTTATAGCCTCCAAAAAAACCTCATCTTTTCCCATTTGCTTAATAAACATTCTTCTCCTAATCTTATAAGCCGTTTCCTTCTCTGTCTGCTTGCTTTTAACCTCTAAATTTACATTAATATCTTTTAAATGCACCCCTCTATATTTTAAATTAATTGCATAAAAAGAGAAATCATATTTAAATTTAATATCTTGCTGTTTACTCTTCTTGCCATTCTTTAAAACATGCCCTATTTCAGCTAAAACAACAGGCTCAGTAACTTTATGCAGATTTATTATATCCCCTCTCTCTTGCTCTGCATAAAGTGTCATATACTCATTTCTTTCTGTTATAGACTCGAATTTTATACCCATCCACTCTACACTTTTAGCTTGAACTCTTGTTTTTTTAGCTCCAAATTTATTATATTTTTTTCTCATTATTTACCTCTTCTTCTAATACATATCGCTCGATCATTATCTTAAACTTATAAACACTTTTATCATCAAATCTAGTAAGTACCATATTTTGGCTTATAGGCTCTCTATAAAATGACACTTTTATCATGTCTCCTAAATCAAAATCACGCCTAAGAGTGATATCATAATTAACCCCATATCCATCTAAAATTTCTATTAATTCACTTATTAACTCTTTCATTATTTACTCCTAAAATTTATCATATCTTTTTGTTTTTGCAAGATGATTTTTTGTATATTTAAGATATCCTGTTCAATCTCCATTTCATCAATTAAAGTTAAATCTCTATAATTATTAATTATTTGCTGCCTTTTATCTAGCTCCATTTCCTTCAGCTGTATTATCCTTACATGAACTTTTCTTATTTCTGCATTACTCTTTTTTTCCTCTTTTATAATCTGCATTATCTCTTTTATTAATTTAATCATTTTACCCTCCATTTTCCATTGTTCTCAATCAATCTTTCTTTATATCCCCTTTCTTCAAGCTCTCTATTAGTGTAATCAAAATCCTTTTTACATAAATATCTGATAATAAAAGTATCACCTATCAAATCAGATAATTTTAGCATTTCTTCAGCATCTTCACACTCTGCAAAGATATCCTTGCTCCAGCAACAACAACACTCTCTTTTCATTTTCCCTCCACATTTAATTTATAAAACTTCCCCTTCTTCAAAACATACCCCTTCTCAATCAAGCTCTCTAAACACTTTTTATATTTAAAAGAAAGTCTTAGAGGGTGTAACTTGCAATCTTGGAGAAGGTCGAGTATATCACGCTCTTTTGATGTTAGTTTAATCATTGTCAACCTCAAACAATTTTTTCTTATGTCTTGCAAGCCCTATTCTTGATTGTGCTATATTAAAGTATTTTTCATCTAATTCAATACCTATAAAATCTCTATTGAGATGCCTGGCGGCAACACCAGATGAGCCACTACCCATAAAAGGGTCTAATATAACGTTTTGTTCATTAGTTAATATTTTTATTAACTTGGAAAATAATTTAATTGGCTTTTGATTTGGATGAAACCCGTGCTCTTTTTCGCTCATTTTAGTTAATCCCATTTCGATATTGCCATTATGCAATCGATCAACATTAAAAACATATTTGCCCTTTTTGACTGCATGAATAAAATACTCTCTACCACTGACAAATCGACGCTTCCATTCAGCTGGTTGAGGGTTTGTTTTTTGCCAGTGATTTAATGATTTCACCTGTATATTATGAATCCTTAATTCTTTAGCAATATCCCCCATGTTCTCCCAATCATTAAATATTATAATATGACCTCCGCGTTTCAATAGCTTAACAGCCTTTTTTATCCATTTTACTTGGTCAAAACCAACATCGTACGACATACTTTCCTTAGTGTATTTACCTCTCGGATTGACTTCGGATTGCCTAAACAGCTGAATGCTGCCTCCCATCTTTTCGACTAAATTAAAGGGGGGGTCTGTAATTATTGCGTCAACCTTTATACCCTCTTTTATTAATTCGTCCATTACCTGCAAGCAATCACCTTGATATAATTTCATACTACCTCCCTATCTCAATCATTATATTTTCACTTATCCTTTTCACATTCTCATCAATCATTTTTAAAGGTGATTCAGGAGAACCCAAAAGAGCTTGATTCGGTTTACTGGATTTAATTTCACTCTTTAGCGTGCCTGTGCCTGTTACGAGCTCCAAAGTCAGATTTTTCTTTAAAGCTTCAGCATAATATTTATAAAAATCTTCCTTTATTGATTTAAGCTCCCATTTATTTATTTTATTATTATACATATCCACAACTTCTTGAGCTCCGGCAATTCTTTCTACTCCTATTCTATTAAGAGCATATAAAAGATGTTTATCTTCAGAGAAATAATTATAGCTTCTAACTAAACGAGGCAAACGAGGCTCTAAATTTTTCCAAGCAAAATCGCACGCTGTTGCGAGTTTTTCAGTTTCGGATACATATCCAAGAGATTTTAAGAAAAATGCAGTATAATCATGAATATCACCATCATATGCCCTTAAACTGTTCTTTATCATATTCTTTATCAAACTAGAAAATGAAATACCCTTTTCTTTTGACATTTCTTTTACTTTATAGAATAATATATTAGAAACAGCTATTGCTTTAAAGCTTGCATTTTGTTCATTCAATGATGAAGTGCCAACTATAAATATTTTTACTTGCTCTTCTAAGTAATCTTTCATCATGTTTTCTTGCTCTTGTGCTGTAAGCTTGTCAAAGCCTGCAAATCTGTTATTACTCATATTAACCTCCAACTACTTTAAAATCTGTTACTTCAATAGTGTCTTTATCTTCTGCACTTTCAGATATAATATTATATCTGCTCTTAACATCATTGACTTGATTTAATCCAAATTCTGTCCATGCTCCATTTTTAAAATTATAGCTTTTAGATTTAAGTTCATTTATTTCTTTAAGCATATAAGGATTAATCCAGTTTTCACTTAAGAAATTATCATATGTTTCATCTTCTATAGAAAAAAAGTTTTCTGGAGTTTTAATATATTTTATATTTGTTACACCTTCATAATCTTTTTGTTGTTTATAATTATCTATAGCAACAACTAATTCAGAGTAACTTTTTTTCTTTAAAATCTTATTAAGTCTTGAGATACTTTTTTTTCTATTACCAACTTTAATATTATTTTTATAATAATCATAAACACTAACAGCATCTTTTTCTAAAAGTGCTTTTTCTTCTTTTGTTATTTTGGTTTCTAATTTTTCATTTTTCTTTTTTACTGTATTATCTTTATTGTTTAATTTATTATCTATAGTATTTAATGTATTATGTTTAATATATAATGTATAGTCTTTGTTAGCGAAGGGTTCGACAACGGCTTGATAACGGTTAAACAACCCTTCCTCAACGGTTTCGATACGGTTAAAAGTATCAGTGTTTTCAATGAGTTGGTGAAATAATCCTAAAAGAAAAGTTTTTTCTAAATCTAAAAGATATTTTACCAAAGATTTTGCTTGATTTGGATTATCTAGCTTAATATTTTCAACTAAATAGGTTATCAAGCAGTACTCTAACTGTTCGTCAACGGTTATCAAACCGTTTGCTAACAGTTCCGAAACCCCTATTTCAATCTCATCAAATGTTAATCCAGTGTTTACTAGCATTGTTTCATTATACTCAAATAAACCGCTATGATGAGTAAAAGGAGAAGATAATAAATATAAATATATTATCTTTGCTTCTTTACCCATTTTACGATTTATTTTCTTCCATAATGGAAATCGCTTGTGATAAAGTTTAGTATAGGTTTGCATTATTTACTCCTTTTTAAATCCTCTATTATCCATAAAAATTCACATCTATAGCCTCTGAGCTTACCTTTATTAAAAACAGATATAGCATTATCTAAAGATAAAAAAGGCTTTCCTTTCTTCTCTTGCCATATTTTAAAATCTATACTGAAAATATCTTTAGATTTATGATTCATAAAAAACAATATGATATTTTCATTTTTTTCAATGTGATTATATAAGTACTTAAAGTATACTCTATCTATGTATTCTTTATTATTAGGAACAATAATACAAACAGCCCCAACGCTTGCAGCAATATATTTTAACTCTTCCATTATGACCTCCTAATTTTAATCATAGCCTTGCAGCTATTACAACTCTTAACTATATAAGATGTATTCCCTATCTCTCTTGATTCGCTGCTTAGCTCGTTATCTAAGTAATAAGCACCGCATTTTGGGCATTGTTTCAAAATGGTTAGTTTAGTCATTTTGAGCCTCTTTTAATAAGTCTAGCATAATCTTTTTTATATAACTAGATACACTATAGCCTTCATTTCTTGCATGAGCCTTTAAATCATCATGCTTAATTCTTGGGAATGATACTTGCAATACTACTGTCTTTTTTTTGTCTACAGCCATTTTAACCTCCAATAAAAAAATAACTTACAACTTTATAACATGTAAGGATTTAAAAGTCAAGTTACTTTTTATTTATTTTTTATTTATTTTTTACTTGACTTTTAAAATTAATTCATTATACTGTAGATACATGGTTGAGATGGGCTTGACCTGAAGGAGGAGAAAATGAGTAAGAAAATGAAAATTAAAGAAATAAAAAAGAAGATGATAGAAATTAAAGAGTCTTATAGTTATGATATCGAGGTGGGACATCAAGCAGCTGACGAGTTGTTGACGGAATTATTAATACTGTTAGGGCATCAAGATATAGTTGATGAGTATGAAAAAATTACTAAATATTACAGTTAATTAAAGGGAGGAGAAAATGAAAAGAACTTACCTAGAAGATGTTATATGTGCTGTTAATAGCAGTATACATATTATGAGAGCGAGTACTAGAATGATATATTCACATTCTAGCGATATGTTATTTAGTCCTGCACTGTTTGGGATTATGGCAAGTAATAAAATGGAATATAAGGGGGAATAAATGAATATTAGAGCATTGAGGGCTAATGAAGTTGAGGCAAGAGTTGCAAGAGTTACAGCTAAGGGATGCATGCTATTAATATATAAAGATGCAAGATGCGACATGAATATTCTTGATGAAACATTTGGCTCTTTATATTGGAAAAGAGAGCATACAAGAGATAACGCTAATTGCGTTGTAAGCGTCTGGAATAAAGACTTGAAGCAGTGGATAAGCAAGGAAGATACTGGAACTCAATCTTTTACAGAGAAAGAAAAAGGGCTTGCATCTGATAGTTTTAAAAGAGCTTGCTTTAATTTTGGAATAGGTAGAGAACTGTACACAGCTCCTTTTATTTGGTTTAGTATTC